CTGATTGCCACCGTGCCGGTAGCAGCCATTTGTACAACGTCACCGTTAAAAATACCGGTGCTGTACGCTTGAAGGATCGGGATCATGCGAGTAGAACCCGCAAAAACCTGACCACCGATCAAATTGATCGGCTTTAGCCCGTAGGGCGCGTCAATCGTGGGGTAGCCCATTTAAGACTCCAAAAAATGTTTAAGTACCTTTGCCAAAGCTGGTCGTGGATTTACGCTCTTTAAAGAGTGGCATCCGTGGATCGCTTTCACGCATAAAGTTGTTATCTACAGCGTTCATCTGACCGTCAGCTTGTTTTTTAAACCACGCGTCACGCTGCTCAACAAACTCTTCCGGCGTCTTGCAAAGCATCAACCCACCAACCACGATGTTGTCCTTAAACCGCCCTTCCGGGTCGCTAAAGGTCATGATTTCTGGATGATCCACTGCACGAACCGGCTCCCAGCCCTCACGGAACTTGGAAGAAATATTCGTAGGATCGTTCTGGCCTTGAGTTGACAATCTAATCCAGCGGAACTTATACCCAGCTTGAGGCTTGGGTTCAGGCAGCAGCGTAGGGGGTGACCATTGTGCAGGGCGCTCCGCAGCGATGCGGGATGTCAGGTCACGGTCTTCGCGATTTTGTTGGGTTAGTTTGTTCTCAGCCATTTGATTTCCTCATTTCCAAAGCAACTTGTTTTGCATATACATCAAGTGGTACACCAAGGCGTTTAGCTATATTTACTTGACTTTGCTTAAGTACGATTTTCTTGGGCGCGGTACTTCGAGAGGTCGGTGCAACTACAGTAGAACGTTTGGCGTTACTCTGGAACTTCTCTGGGAATCTTTCGCGCATGCGAGCGTCAATTCGCTCGTAGTACGTGTCAGATCGAGGATCGATCCCTTCGTCTTCGACAAGTTTGCTATGCACTGCGAGCGCAAAACCTGTCATTTCCCGGTCTTTGTTGAACCAGCTATTACGGTCTTTCCACCGTGTCGCTTTTTCATCTACTGGCGGGGCCTCCCTCGCAGGGGGTGGAGGCGGTGCTTCACGTTGTACATTGTTTTGCGGAGCTTGTAAAGCCCGCTGTTTAGCTACCTCTATACGATCCGCCTTTAATTTAGCGACCGTAATAGCTTCCTGTGCATTTACTAATGCGTCTGAATCACCTGCTTCATACGCCATCTTATAGGCGCGCTTGGCCTCTTCAAGTTCTTTTGCCGCAACATTAGAAGCCTGATCCAGAATAACTTTCTGGTTATTACCCATAGAATTCTTTAGCTGTTCATTCTCAGCCAAGAACTTCTGGGCAACCGTCAAAGCCTCGGACAGTTCGCGTTCCGCAGCCTCGCGTTTGCGGCGCTCTTCGTGTCGGGCTTTGCTTAAATGCGACAACCGGTCACGTAACTTAACATCTTTGTACTTGTTAAGTTCATCTTCCGTAACTTCGTCTGGCTCTTCAGCCATTGGTTTACGGTTGCGGTCTGCCTCGGGGGTGTCATCAACAACCTCGACCTTTACCGGGGTTGCGTCATCATCCTCGATTTCATACTCGACTTTTTCGTCTTTGGCGTCTTTAGCGTTAATTTCCACCTCATCGGGGAACTTAAACTCATCCTTTTCGTATTCAGCCATGTGCGCCTCCTTAATTTACGCGACCAACGCCGCGCGGATCTTCAACAACTGCTTCTACGGAATCATCGTTAATTAACCGAAACTCCGTCCCATGGATCTTGAACCGCGTACCCGTATTGGCGCGGCACATAATAAAGTCGCCTTTCTTGCACCATGCGCCGGTAGGGAACCGTTTCTCGTCCGTATAAGCCATGTCGCCAAGCTCGACGACAAACAGCACGTTAGTAAGCAGCCCTTCATGCTGAATTGTCGTCCCGGCCTTAAGAATGCCGCTTTCAAACTCTTCTTCAATGTTGGGCAAAGTTACAAGAATCTTGTAACCCTTGGGGATCGGCAATTGCCGTGCTTTTTCTTCTTGGTCTTTGTTCAACAATAAAGACAAGTCAAGCGCATCATTCATCTTCCATTTCCCTATAACGTTCAAAAAGGTCTTCGAGGTCTTGATTGGCTTGGAGTAGACCCTTAATAACTCCAACTGCTTCGCGATACTCCGCAACATCCTTAGCCCCGCCGGAGCTAAGGTGGTCCATGATTACCTCGCGCCGGTTCTGATTGCGCTCTTTCAGGTACCGGTATATGCGTTCATCCATTTAGCCCCCTGATGGTTTGTTGCGTTGATGTTCAATCTGGGCGATCCGCAGGTGCGCATCGACCCCGATCTTGTCTTTATCAAGCTGGATCTTCTGCGCAGCGACTTGGGCGTCCATGCGGTCCTTTTCTGCCTTGCGCTGCACTTCCGACTGCTTAATCTGCAACTCTTGCTGCTGCAACTGGATAAGAGGATCTTTAGCCACTTCTTCTGCCTGTTTCTGCGCTGCCTGACCTTGGTGGATCTGCAACAACTGCTGTGCACCCTGCGCCACCATCCGCGACAACTGGATCTCGACCTCTGGGGACAAATCGGCATCAGGAGCGGGCATGGCAACGCCTAGACGCTCTTCAATCTGCTTGCGGTACTGGAACCCTAAGTGCTCCGCGATGTGCGCCATGAGGGCTGCCATGAGCATCTGCCCTTTCGGGTTCTGCCCCATCTGCTGCTTAATCATCGGGTCGTTCAGGAACGCTTCGTGCGTGGCGATGTGCGCATCGTGGTCCTGATAAATAAACGCTTTTAAGGGTTTACCCTTAAGTGCCGCCATGTTCTCGCTGATCGGATCAACGGGCTTCATGTCTTCTTCGGTCGGCACGATCTTGTCGGCGTTCTTCAGCCCCAGCACCTCGATCATCTGGCGATGCAGGTATGGCAGGTCGTAGATCTGCGGTGCGGTTCCCGACATCTGCATCACAGCTTGGAACTGCATGATGCGCTGCGCCATCGTGCTGCTGTTGGGGTCAGACACGGGGATAACCTCCACCATGTCATAGTCCGACTGCTTGATGTCGCGGCTGGTCGTGTTCTCTGGGGTGTAGCTATACTCTTGCGGCGTATAGTCCCGGATGATGTCCCTGAGAAGTTTAAACTCCTCTTTCATGGCGTAGTGCACGCGGGCTTGCACCGCAGACATCGTTTTGAGCGTACGCTCAAGGATTGCCAGCGTAGTCCCGACCGGGGCTTGCGAGGACATATCAGAGATGTTCATGTCACTGATTGCGCCTAACCGGCGGCCTTCTTCAGTGATCTTTTCAAGCAACGAGGCCAGAACCTGCGACGGCTCTTTGTACGGTAAAGACATTACGTTGTCTTTGATCGTGCCGCTCGGAACATCCACATCTCTGAACTCGCCCGGGGAGATGGGGGTGTCGTCTCCCTTGATGCGCAAGCCCCGGGATTTCAACCCCCCGGGCAGGTTAGACAGCGTACCGGCGTCGACAAGCTGCCGAATCAGGGAGGTACCCGCACGCGCGTACCCGCCAATAATGTGGATCAGCCCCATGCCGTACACCCCGAACCCGGGGATGTAGTTGTACTGTACGAAGTGCTGACGCTTCAGACGCTTGGGATCTTCTGGGTCCCAGTTACGGCGGATAGCCAGAATTGTCTCTGTGCCGCGCTCGTAAGTGATGACGTATGGCAGGGCGATCCCGTCCGGGTCCTCATATCCCGGCAGGTCAAAGTCAATGTGCACCTCGCAAATCTGGTACCGATCATCGTCCGTAATCGAATACCCCTGCTCTTCAGCCTTTTTCTTCTCAATATCCGTGGGGATGTTGATCGGGTCGCCCATGTCTTTATCGAGGTAAAACCCCGCAACTTGGAGCTTTTTGACCTCATTTTTGGTCTTACGCATCATGTGCGTAACCCGCTCGGCCGTGTAAATGTTCGACGCTCCGTACGGCATGATCACGTTTTCTGCCGACTCATACATCGACACCTGCCGCCCCAGCGACGGGTCAAAATAGACCTTTTTAAACGCAGCCCCGGCAAGGCCAAGGTTAAACAGCATCCGCTCATGCTCTGAGCGGTACTCGCTCATGCGCTCGGTAAGCTGGTAGTTCATGTCGTTTTTGACACGTTCTGCCGCTTCTTCCTTAATTTTGTCGATTGCACCAATGATCTGGGTCTTGACCGGACCCGCAGCGGGGAATGTCTCCATGATGGTCTCTGACTGGAAGCGGATCGCCGCCTCGGTCAGCAGGGTAGAGAACACCCCGCACGCCCCATCCCACGGTTCCGTGCGATGTTCATGCTTCAACCCAAGGACATCTAGCCCTTTAATATACGTATCAGCCCAGTCTTTGCGACTATTAATGTCTGCCGTTACTAGTTCATCAATCTCACCGGCAAGGGTAGCGAGTTCGCCATCCTCCATCTCTTGCGCGAGGTTGGCATTAAAGTCGCCGTCTTCGGTTGTTAGCTCTTCTTCTAAAACAATCGTCATATCACCCGACTCGTCCGGCTCCTCAATCTGTACTTCAATTGAATCCATGCCCATGTCATCTTGCGACCCCGATCCCATCGGAAGTTGATACAACGACTTGTCAAAATTGGTTGCCATTTTTTAACCTATAAATTATCAGTAGTAAGCAGAATTTCGGCGCGACTTAAAGTATTGCACTTCTTCACGCTCATCGGTTGGTAAACGAATAAACCCACCTTGCCGAAAGCGCATCAACGCCATAACCGTAGAGTCCACCAAGTCATCGTGGCTTACAAACGGGAATCCTGCAATCTCTTCGACAACCTCTTCTGCCCAGCGCGTCTGCGGCACCCAAACCAAACCCGACTGCACAATGTCGGCAACCGAGTTCAACCGGGCCATCTTGTCCCCCGTCCCCCGGTGCGGCGTGTACTCCTGCACGATCATGCCCGTGCGCCGCAATTCTTGGTACAACTGTGTACCGGCAGACTTCTTCTCAACGATGAACGCATCCGGCTCCCACTCTTTATAGAGTCGCAGCGCCAGCGTCTTTAACTCCGGGAACTCCACCCGCTTCTTTATCGCATTGAGCAGGATGATGTTTGTCGTATCCGTCTCTGGGTGCTCAAACACGCCCCAGATCGTAATCGCGGTAAAGTCGGCACGGTTGTTCGTCTCGGCTGCCGCATCCAGCGACATAATCGTGTAATCGCAGTGGGGTGGGTCATCTTTTTCCCACTGTTTCCACCACTCTCTTTTAACAATCGCCGCCTCTTCAGCGGTCGGATTCTGCTGATACTGCGCGTTCCACTGGAACACCGGCATCGACGCCTTAGTGCGCAGCAGCGCCGTCATGTCAAAAAACTCGGGCCAGAGCGGCTTCTGAACCGTCACCCCGTCGTTTGTCACGTCCAGAATCGCCGGGAACTCCACGACCTCGTACTGGTCGGCCCCCTCGTTGTTCGCCATATCCTTGAGCACACGACCCGTCAGGTCGTCTAAGTGCCAGCGGGTCTGCACAATCGCTACCCGCCCTCCGGGCATCAGACGCGTACGCGCTCCGAACGTAAACCACTCGTACGCCTTGTCGAACACATCAAGGTTACCGTTGATGATGTCCTGCTCGTTGTGGGGGTCGTCAACCAGCAGCAGGTCCGCTCCCCGACCTGCAAGGGCCGATCCAACCCCGCACGCGAAGTATTCACCCCCAACCGCCGTGTTCCAGCGCCCAGCCGACTTAGAGTCAGCCGCAAGGCTCACCGTGGGGAAGATCTGCTTGTACAAGTCCGTGTCGATGAGGTTTCGCACCTTCCGACCAAAATCCACTGCTAAATCAGTGGTATGCGAGACCATCAGCACCTTCTTATTGGGGTATTTACCGATAAACCACGCAGGAAAATAGATGCTAACGAGTTGCGACTTGCCATGGCGAGGGGGCATATTCACGCAAATCCGGTCCTGCCGACCCTCTGCAATCTCCATCAGCAAGTTAGCGAGGATTCTGTGGTGCTTCCCGACCTTATAGTCCTTCTGCATGTGCTTGCAGAACTCGATCAGGTCATCCTGACACGCACGCGCGTGGCGTCTGGCCGTCAAAGCGTCCGCAATTTCAAGGATTTCTGCCTGTTCGTACTCGTCAAACTGGTCAAGGTTGTTAACCAGCAGGTCAACATCCTCATCTGACAAGTCATCGACCATTTCGAGGCTCATTGCACGGTCTCGGGCGGGGCAATCCCCAATTCAACGTCCAAATTCTCTATAACGGCGTCCGGGGGCGGGGCCAATGCAGCGGGTGAGACCAAATTACCGTCTATTGCCGCGTCTTTGTTCGTCTTCCGACGCAATTGTTCGAGTTTGTCCCGCAAAGACAGCTTCAAATCGTCAGTTGAACGGTGCGTAACCGTCACTTCCGAACGTTCTGTGAACAAACCAACGTCTGACATCTTACCCAGAAGCTCTAAAGCACGGATTCGCACCTTGGCATCGGGGTTAGCCGTCTCTAATAGCAGTTTATTCGCCACCAAATGGCGTATTTGCACGGCACTTTTGATTACCGCATTGCCGAATTCAGTAAGCAAGTCATTGACTTCTATCAATGCAGCGGGGGTAATCTTGGAAAAGGTCCGGGTATCGAGCGAATTGTTCGTCTTTACCTCATTTGCAGCGAAGGCGTTCATGACGCCAGCCGCAATCTCCGCATCTTCCGGTGTGCTTTCCGGGCTTAAACCTAAGTAATCAATTGTTCTGCATGCCGCAGCCGCACGTTCACGTAATTCCGCATAGGGAATACCTTCAAACGGCATTGGGATACCCACGTCAGGGGTACAAACTAGATCCATAGATTGTGGTCGCAGATGTTAATAAACACCGAAGGCTGCACCATACCACATAAAAATAAAAAATTGCAAGGGGCATGGAACCAAAACATAAGGGGGGCCTTTTCTATATTGAGGGGGGTGGGGTCTGGATTTGAAAAATTGGGATTTGTTTGTGCGGAATAGCAAGTAAAGGCGGCGCGGGTCCCTCTGCGTGGCTTGGGGGGGCCGTACCCGGGTGGGGTCTGGGCTGGCGCGATCTCACTGGTGATCGTACCGGGAAGTAGAACGATCTAGGCGCGCGCGACCACGCTGTGCGGTACTCAGTGTTAGGGTAAACCCTATGCCCTGAAAACACGTCTAAAACGCTCTACAGGCGATCATCGCCCGAACTGGTACTTAGGTATTGGCGAGCATGCGTTCGACGATTCTAGGCGTTTTCGGGTTTTTTATCCACAGCCTTATCCACAGGGTTATCCACAGGGTTACCAACAGCATATCCACAGGGTTATCCACTGCATTTTTGAACGGCCGTTCAGTTATAAAGGTTTATAACTGGCTGTTGTTTGTTGTCACGTGTTGACATGGTTTGATAATTCGGGCATTATTGTGGTGTTGGGTTTTTAGGTGTCAGTCGATACCGGCCTGATGTGAGGTGCTAGTTATGAATGCGATTCAATCCATGGTCCAGCAGCAGATCGCGACCAACCATACGGCCTCGGCCGCCCGTGAACTCCCCGCCGGTTTCGGCAAGCTGATCAAGGACGCGTTGGTGAAAACCGACGCGGCCGCCAAAGCGGTCGACGGCGCGCTAGGCCGCTGGCAACTGACTTCGGCCGCGCTGTTTGAGGATGGTTGGCGATTGGCCCATATCGACGGGTCAACCGTCGGTAAGGCGAACCGTGACGTGTTGCGCAGCAGCATGGTCGATAACTGGCCGAATGCCAGCGAGCGCGCAGCGCTGGCCGCCGATCCGAAAACACTTGATCAGGCCACCAAGGATCGCGTCCGAGCGATCCGGCAATCGTTCGGCGCGAACTTCGCGCTGATCGAGAAATATCTTCGCAAGGCCGAGGAAGCGGCGGCGGCCGAAGCGGCGGCGGCGGCCGGTACGGCCGAACCAACGGCCGAAGAAAAAGCGGCGGCCGAAGCGGCCGACGCAGCGGCCAAGCTGCTGAAACAGTTCCGCAAGGCCATAGAAGATGGCATCCGGTACGCGGGGAAAATGGAAGGCGTGCAACAGGAAGACGGCAAGGCCGTCGAC